CCAGTCAAATTTAAGAACGCCTTTACCAATCTGGTATCCTCCTGAATCTCCAAGGATCATAGTATTACCTCGATCTCTTTGTTGAATCATTGACTCTTGCTCAATACTTTTTTGTAGATCAAGTTGCGCATGTCCTGCAGAATACAAACCGTACTTATAAGTAAAGTAGCCTGCTTCTGGGTTTAAAAAGTTCATGCCTTCAATACCTCGATCAAATCCTGCTGGAATTCTTTCAGTAGGTACAAATTCTCCTAGTCGCTGTTTAGCAACATATGTGCTGTAAAATGAACTAATAGCCGGTAGATATACGGCATAGTCTTTTTGTCTTGGTGTTAAATTAAGTGGTGATCTTTTCATTAGTGATTATGCCTGTGCTGGAATAATGTACTTGTAAGTGGCAATGCCGCTGTCTAATTCAATTTGCATAGCGCCTTCATTTGAGAAACTGACTTTTGCATTATTAGCATCTGCAATTTTAAGAATGCTTAATACGCTAGCAACTGGCCAAGTCCATCCTTTATTTAGGTTGCCTGCAACATTAGTTGCAAAAATAAACTCACCACCGTGTGTGCTTTGATCACCAAAAGTAAATTTTAAATTGCCATTTTCAGTCTTGGCTAAGAATGTAGTGTGCTCGGAATTTGCCTGAGCCTGAAATTGGAATCGTTGAATTGATTGAACACTAGGATTAATCTCAACATCCCATTTAACTCCTCGGAACTTAACTGTTTTCAATTTTTCATTGATAATTTCAGTGTTCATAAAACGGTAGTCGTTTTTAAAATCTCCAGTCGCATTTTCAAAGTGAAGACCTACTGGAATAGTTTCACCATTTCGGTCTTGTTTGACTACGTTGATTTTTGCGTTTTCTTTATATTCTGGGCAATCTAAGTTATACTTCAATTTGTTAAGTTGAGGCATACCAAATACTCCTACCATGTCTGGATGAGGATTAGCAGTTTCTGCATACATAATAACTGTACGGTCATCTGCCATACTGTCAATTAATGTGTTGCTTTCGTCTCCTGTGATCTTAACAATGTTAAGAAATCCCAAATTGTGAGTATGCCTCACGATGTCTTTTAATAAATCTTGCATAATATAGTCCTTTGTATTATTATATTTAGAAAATTAATAGATGTCAAGTATTTTTTTATTCAAAACTAAACAAACTACCAAATGTATTATTCTGAGTAGTACTTGCTAAGTCCCACTCTAGAACTCCGATCAAATTATCAAGTTTATTATTGATAATTGTTGTTTCCATTTCACTATGATCAAATGGCATTTCTTGAAACCATTTCGGCAAACGGAGTTCGTCTACTGGATAAGCCACGCTAGTATAGCCTAGTGGATTATCTTTTAGTTTGCACACAATCACTTTCATACCATCAACAATCTGCTGACTGTACTTGTCACCGTTCATACGCTTGAGTGTATTCCAGTTAATACTTGCTCGAACGTGTCCGGGTAAGTTTGCCTTGCCTTGTTTTACTTCTAATGCTTGATAGTGTCCAACTTTGTTTGCACGTTTTGGTGAACCTTTTTCCCACCCTGGACGTTGTTTAAATTCAGAACGGAATTCACTAATACGCTCTAGAATTTCTTCTTCCTGACTGCCGTTGAGTACTTTAGTTAGAATTTCTTCTAAGAACTTTTGCATAAATTCCGGAGTATCGCTGCGTTTTAAGTCTAATCCCATAGCCTTAATTTTTCCTGGCTTACTGTCTGTATCTGCACGTTTGCCTTCTTTGTCGTAGTAGAGTACAGCATATCGCTTCTTAGTAATAAACAAGCCCTTGATGGCAACTATTTCACGACCTGCCTTAATAACACTACCTCTACTAGATGGGCAATGAAAATCTTCTAACATAAATTGTGGAAATGTACCGTTAACTTCGTCACCAATTGCATCGTATAATGAAACTACGGAGTCTTTGTTCCAAACTATCTGTCCTTTGGCAATTTCATTTTTAAATGTATTGTATGCACTAAAATAAACAGAATCAGTATCACCATATATTACACTCTTACCAATGTAATCATAGTCGCCGGTAATAACTTCATTTACCTTGGCGGCCATATGTCGGGCAATACGCCTTCCGGTAAGTGTAGTAGACTGCCCAATACGTTTATCAAAAAACCTACAGCCAGCGTTAAGAATAGCACCGTACAAACTATTGAGGTTAATTTTTTTAACAAGTTGTCGCTTGTCCCAGTATTCTTCATCTATTTTATTACCTGCATTAATGGCTTCTTTAAGTTTAGCCTGCATTTCCTTACGTTCAGCATACCATCGTTTTAGTAAACCTGGAATAATGCCTTCAATTTCGTGAGTGAAGATAGTGCCGTTTGCACTCAACATCCAAGGCTGGTTGCTTTCAAATACAAGTTCGTAAATCTGTGCGCCCGATAAAACATCAGTACGCCCGTCTTCCCAATCAATAATAATTTCATTTGCTTTGTCTTTAGTCATAACAAATTCATATTCATTGCTACCGAACTTGCCTTCCCATGCCGTCGCAAAACTCGAGCCCTGCACCATCTTACTAGTAATTTCTGTTTTAGTATATGACTGTCTCAATTGACCTATAATAGTCTCAGGACCCATATTCAACGCACGAATTGCACTAGGATATAATGAGTTAATGTCCATTGATCCAATCCAGTCATGCAGCCCTTTTTTAGGATATGCAACATATGCACCTGCTGCTTGAGTTTCTAGTTCTTCGTCACGTTTGGGACGTCCGGGAACAACCATACCTCTTGCATGCGCCTCGTTTACAATAGCCTGTTCTGTAACAGCAACAGCACCCATTGTAGTTTGAATAAGCACAGTGTTTTCGTGTGCAACGGTATTTGCAAGGTCGATAAATTTTAGTTTGTTGTCTAACTTATCTAGCAGCGATGTATCTTGTCTGTTGTATTCAATAAACTTTTTAAAATCATTGTTGTACAACTGATCTAATGTACCTTCGTATACGGTCTTGTTCTCGCCAATTTCCATTTCACCAATTGCATCAAGCCGATAACTATGACGTTCTTCGTATGTATACTTTCTATACAATTCAAGACTGTCGACGTGTACACGACCTATTAAGTCATATGTTACAGCGGCTTTGCCATATTTTTCGTATTCACGTTTCTTAGGTAACTGATTCCATAAGCAAAATCTGCGTGTATCTTCTTTACTCAAAACTTTAGTAACACGATTTACAGTATAGGGAATATCAAAACCTTCCGAGTTCCACCCACTTAGTACATCAGCATCTTGAATTAAATCTAAAAATGTATCCAGCATTTCGTATTCATTATCGAATAGAATAGTATTTGGAAAATCTTTAACTTGTTCCTTTGCCTGCTCCATAGTAAGCGTTTTTGGCGGAATAGCAAGGCACACTAGTGTGTCTAACCATTGCATATGTACTGCAATTGCAGTGATAGGCATAAACGCATCATCGGGTGATGCGTACCCACGTTCTGGATCAAAGTCTACCTCAATGTCGAAAAACGCTACGTTTAATTTAGGAGGTTCTTTAGTTAGGTAATTTTCTTCAAGACAACGAAATACTGGATTAATATCATTTTCAAACAGTTTTTGATTGCTGTGAATTCTAGTTTCTTTTTGGAATTCTTTGTAACTACGTGCAGTTACTTTTGAAAGTTTATCTCCGTAGATTGAAGTGTACTTACCCTTTGGATCTTGATGATAAAACAAATATTTTGCAGGGTACGTTTGAAACGTCCTCTTACCGTTGGCATCACGCTCAACTACTTCGATCAGATCTTTATCACGATCCCATCGTGCATCAACATAACTCATATTTTACTCCTTGAGATTTTTCGGCTCTCAAATACCGAATTTGCGATTTATGGCTCGCCGAACCTTATACATTATTAATTATTAATCTTGCTAGAGCAATACTATCTATACTGACTAATAATAGATAATTTGCAACCATACCTGTTGATCTTCGAGTCCAAGCCGCCCAACCAAAGATTGCACATTGTATAATAAACAACGGATAAAGAATTAAAAAAGGCGGATTAGGTACAGTTATTGCCATGGTGATACTGCAAGCAATACTCATAGCCCATGCTATAATTTCTAAAAGAAATCTCAATGGCCAAATTTTAAAATCACTTTTAGCCCAATTATAAATTCCGGTAACTGTAGTTGCGGGTTGCTCCATCACTCTTCTCGTCTGTGAGAATGTCCGCTAATGTCAACAATAGTTTCGAGATCGTCAAATTCACGCCATACTTGATCCCATTGATCTTTCATAGACACTTTGATTGCTTTTCGAATAACGCTAGGTTTAACGTCTAATTCTTCTGCTACTGCTTTGATAGTTTCGTTCAATCCTTCAGTAAGGTCCTGAATTTCCTGCATTACAGTCATGCCCTCGCTGACAATTTGTTTGATTTTTGCTTGCTCTGGTGCGCCAAATGATTTGCTCATAGATAACTCCTTTAATGAGTTAATTATAAAGCAATGTAATGATTATGTCAAGAACTGATTACAATGATGCAACTATTACTTTGTAATCGTCGAAGTTTTCTTTACGGTCTTCCAGGAACAGGTGCTGATTGCTGATTAGTTGGAACAGCACGCAAGCCAATACTACTACGTTCTAAGCCACGCTCTGTCATTGCCTGTTCACGGTATCGCTTGCCTATCTCTAAAGCCATGTCATCATTAGCTGCCCAATATCTACGCATTATTTCGCCTGACTCTCTATTGATATCGCTTAGTACATTCCATACTGACTGATATGTATCTTCTATATTCTTAAGATCCTTGCCTTCGAGGTATGTTAAACTTTCAAACTCGACCAAGTCCTTGGCCAGGTCTTCTTGCATCTTGACTAATTTGTTAGTTGGAGTTGGCATTATCTCATCATCTCATCATCTCATCAAAGGCACTACTTCAATTCCATCTTGGAAGTTGCTGGGATTCTGTCTTAGCCATGCCATTGCTATACGGTTAGCATCACTTTGGTTATTGCCTATACCACTGAATCTATATATCTCTCTATCGTTGGCATCTTTAACTACCCATGTGCCAGAGAACTCACCCAATGGTGATTGTTGCTGTGCTTGTGCGACACGTTGCTGTTGACTATCCAGTGTACTTCCAGGAACAGG